TTACTTGTATAGTTAAAATCACTGTTTGTGACTCTACAATAATAATAAGAACAATGTTTTACAGATATTGCACGAGCGGTAAATCCTTCATCATAAATTGAAGCAGCACCAGATATAGATGTAAACACTTTATATGAGTTATCACCATTTGTATTACTACCTGTAACTGTATTGAATGATGCCGAATGATTTAATGCCTTTGCGGAAATTAAAATGATACCCTGACTTGGATAAACTTTTCCATAATAATGTCTACTAGAATTTGAATAAATTCCATTCTGCAAACTTCCACTAACAAGGTTTCTTTCATAAGAAGTTTGAGAAAGACTTTCAAGTTGGTCCAAACCATCACCTGAATCATCTATTAGAGTAATAATTCTCGGTGTTGATCCAGAAACTAAAACATTACTTCCAGTATGAACGTTGTTTGCCTTTCCACTTCCACTTAATTCAGCAAAACTTATTTCAAAATTACCAGGATCGAGTTTATCACCAAATTTATCTCTGTTTATATTTATCACATAAAAATCTTCTAGAGGTTCTTCAGATCCAGAAAGATAAAACCCACCTTCATTTCCATCAAGACAAGTCAATTTGTATTGCGAATAAATTGCACGAGACGGTGTATCATCTGCCTCACCACCTTCGTTCAAAGATCCAGAACCACTAATATGTCCATATGCAACAGAAAACATTCTTTCTTCGTCACATGATAGTGAAGCTGATCCCCAAATTTCATAATAATAATTTTTGGAAGTATCTGTTTGAGTAGAACTTGTAAAAAATGTAAGTAGTTCTGCTGTTCCAGTATTCCACAATCCTCTTGCAGTTCCAGTAGTTGTTGGTTTTGCCTGATTTGGAGGGAAAAACTTGTAAATCTGTGCAAATTTTGGTTCTTCTACGGCCATAATTAAACCTCTATAACTTAAATAATTTTATACTATAAATTAAACATTACTAAATGAAATAGGAACTACAATTCTTGAACCATATCTTGTATTTGTAACAATCATTTTTGTGGATTTTCCATCAAGAGTTTCACGTTGCCAATCACCATTTATACCAATTACAAAATCCAATACTGGAACATTATCAGCAGTAGTATTCCATGTGACTGATTTGCCTGACATAGGAAGTTGTTGTACGCCTTCATTTACAGCCAATACTGTGAAGTATGTTGTATCTAAAATTGTAAATGTATACCCACCTGCACCAGTTTTAAGCGCTGATCCGCCGCCGCCTGTTTCATTCCATTGTTTAACCAAGAATTTAAGATTTGGGTTAGTTTCTATATCATCAGGTGTCAAATCTAATGCACCACCACTATAAGTCAATGTTAATGAACTTGGTGTAGCTTCAATGTAAGGTATTGATTTGGTTCCTTCACTCAATGTAATCAATTTGTATTTCATCGATTGTGTTTCATCAGGAACAGCTTCTGTGATAGGCAAATTCTCAATAACTATACCCATTTTATCATCACCCAAAGGATGACTTTGATTCCATAAATCATAATCAATCTCATCATCAGCAAGAGCAAATTGTGTAATGTTAAAAGATGATGCTCCCTTTGCTAAAAGTTCTCTACCTTTTTTTGTGAGGATTGCGTCTACTGTAACTACATTGTTGTTTAAGTAACCCATTGTAAAACTCCTTGTTAGAAAATTATTCGTATACTTCTATAAATATAACAATTATTCAAAAATATCAAATTATTTTAGATTATCTTCTTTGTGATCGTATTCTTTGTAACCATTCTGGTAAAACTTCAAAAGGCAAAACCAAAATAATTAAAGCACTTGGATCTTCATTTGCATCCAAATATGTATAGTTTGGCGTATACATTGGAAAAGATATTTTGTTTGTAACATCGTTGTCTGGTAATTTACATCCATCAAATCGTGCATTACGAACAGAAGTTGTATAGTTACCTTGATTCATTTGTCCTGCCGGTAAATACTCAAAAGAACTCCAATTTGTTCCTTCTGGATTCAAAGATGATGTATAGTAAAACTTAAATGTTTTGTAAAAATTTTCATCGCGGGATGAACTAATCATTTGAAATAAAGAAGTTCTTTTATTAAAGGAATTATTTACAGTATACCATCCAGTTCCCAATCCTGTTGTGCTTCCATGTATTACATTTGTTCGATCAAATGTATTTGAAAATCCTAAATCCAAACTACCAAACACATCAAGTATCGTATTATTCTTACCAATCAAAGAATTTTTTCCTATAACTTTAATAAGTCCAGTAACATTGTTTATAGTATTATCTATAAATCTAGCAGGTTCTTTGTTTATGGTTCCTCTTTGATCATAAGATTCTGCAATTATTTCTCTTTGTCTTGATGAAATACTTCCTGTTGTAAATGATGCATCAAGTATTAAATTCGCATTAACATCAACATCATCTTCTAGGTTTTGTGTTTCCGCCTCAAATGTTTCCTCTATATCAAATTCACCAGAAATGTTTGTAAATTCACTTGGTATATCTTCATCGAAACCAACAAAAACAGTTGTTGATTTTGAATTACTTACATCACCGATGATAACAGCTGACGCAGATATTTCAGATGTATCTCTGACGTATCTATCCGGACCTAAACCACCAAAATCTTTTGATGTTTTTACTTTTGATCTTTCAAGTATATTTGGTTCTATAACCAACCCAAGTATTTCGTTTGCACGAACAGGAAGTGTTTGGCGTATTTGATCAAACAAACTAAAATCAAATATAGAAACCAATCTCAAATACGAACTAAAATCATTTCTAGTTGTATATTTTTTCCAATACTCTCTTGCAAATTGTTTTAATCTTGGATATTCGTCTCGTTTAGTATTTTCATATTCACCGAAATAATCATCTATTACAGCATTACCTATTGATTCATATATGTCTTCATTTATTATGTGTTGTGGTGAAAATGCAACCATTAACTTATTTGAATCTATTGAAAAATTATCAAATGCAGTTACAGTTGATGATCTATCTTTTGTTAAAGAACCTTGAAGTGATGCAGAGTCTATTCTAATTTTTTCTGAGAATGGTGTATTATTTGCAACAGTTGCAACTTCCATATTGTAAACTTCAACAGTTGATTCAAATAAATCTCTACTGAATCCATTAAAGTAAGCATTCTTTGGTGAAGTGAAAAAATTAGATTTTGTTTGATCGGGATGCATACTTTTTATGCTAGAAGTTGATTCAGCATTAAAAGGTTGCCAGAATTTCCATTGTGCCTGTAAATCATAAAATGATGATGTTGCAGTATTACCATTATATGCACGGGCACCCATTACATGATTATTGAAAGAAGATTCAATTAAAGGTTTTGCCCAATATCTCAATTCAAAAATAGATCCAGATAACATTTTGTTAGTTTGTGGATTTGATCCAGAACCTATGTATAAATACCCATCAGATGACCAACTACGATTGTAATTAGATTCACTTGAACCTGTTATTGAAATACTTGCACTTCTCTCAACTACTATCTTTCCATATTTTGAAGTTTTTAATATAAAATCATATCTGTTATCAGAAGAAAGTATATCAGTTGATTCATTTCTACGAATCATTATGTTTAATGGAACATCGTCATATAGATATTCGTCTTTTATAGATGCAGATTTGTAATTTGTCCCATCACCCAAATAAAAAGTCAAATCACCCTTTTCTGCAGATCCAGTTCTATGAACAGTAACATACCAATCTAATCTACTACCACTAGTTTCTTTTTGCAAAACGGTTTGTAATTCGTTATTTTCATAACGATACAACTGTGATGGATTCATTTTCCATCTAAAAGTTAATGTATCTGGATATTGCCATTGATTATTTTCATTGTTAATCCTTTCCCAAGGCAATCTGACATAACTAGATGTAGGTGGTTGTTGTAAACTACCAACCAAATTCAAATAATATGTGTGTTTTTCCCATTCTGATCTAGGAACAACACCCAAGTCTGCATTATCTGGTCCACCAAATTCTCTAATAGTTAATAGTGTCTGTGGAATACCATAAGCAGATAATAGTGCCTTAACACCTCTAGCAGTTCCCTTTGATTTGTAAATGTAAGGCAAATTATTCAATACCCTACGCCAAACTTCCTTTGTTCTTTCTTCTTCACTTTTTGAATGTTCTTTGCCTACTGTATTTCTTCCTGCCCATAGTGGTTCACCACTTCCACTAACACCCAATGCGTATTCCCATAAATCTTTTGTCCGTGTTCCACTTGAAAGTGTCCAACCTAAATTTCTAGTTGCTTCGTAAATAAGGTCTTGTGATAATCCGTCTTTCGGGTGTTCTTCTCTTAAATTCTTTTTTAATATGTGGTCAGTATAAAAATATAAAATGTCAAAGTGCTGACCAATCATGTTTACAAATGTAAGTATTTGGTCATTATCTGGATTATCAAATATATGTTCTGGTAGTGATTTAACCAATGCAGAATCATTTATCATATCAAAATCAGTTGCTACATCTAAAACATTGTTATACCATTCTTCAACTTGAATACTTGAAGATGAATATAAATTAAATTTGCCCTGTCTTGTTAATATATGATAAGTGCTTCCAGTTACTTCATATTTTGGAAATGGTTGTATTGATGCAGTAAGTTCGCTTGTATATCTTAAACTTGCAGTTGTTTCGTAATATAACCACTTTTCAAATTCATCAAATCCAGAAACAACAGATTCTCTTAACATTTTTACTTTTGTTTTGTTCAAATCTAATGAACCAGTATATGATTCTAAATCAGCAAGTTGATTATTGTAATGTTGAATTAAACGAATTTTATAGTAAAAATTTTCAACTCTTTCTTCTGCCGAGGAATAGAATACAAAATTTGAAAAATCTGTAAAATCGTAATTTAATTCTACTTTTGATCCAGAAGATGTTAAGTATTTATCAAGTATTTGTTGTGATGTTTGTAAATTACTTGATAAAATATCATTCCAATTTTTATATTCTGTTGTTGCAGAAACAAAATTTTCATATTCAACTTCGTAATTTGGACCTTTAATAAATTTTGGTGATAATGCTTCAAACTCTTTTTCCACTTGAACTGAATCAATATACGGCTTCATTATTTGACTTGAAAGCCAACATTGATAATACAAATCAACATCAGTATCTAAAGGTTCTGCAATACGAACATAAAAATATGTAGGGTTTCCATCGGATGTAACATTTATTACATCAACTAAATTATTCTCACCAAAATTTAGAACTATTGGTAATTTATATTTTGATCCCCTCATATATTCAAGAACAAAACTACTTAAATTTTCCAAAGATTCTATATCATTTGGATTTGTTAAAGTTAATCTTAATTCTCGTCTATCTTGTGATATATCAGAAACAAATAATCTATTTTCACTTTGAGCAGAGCCAATTAAATCTCTAAAAAAGTTGTAAACAAACTTATATGGTCCTGGAACTAAATTTAATTGTTTTATATGATTGTGTATAGGTAATACCACATATCGTAATGGATCACCGGATTCTGTTATACGAGGATCTATTTCATAATTTGCATTATGTAATGTATCTACATAAGAGAAATTAGGCAAAAATATGTGAAGTTCTACATTTGTTCCCGGTGAAGAAGGATCTTCTGGATTATTTAATGTAGAAAATTTTGGAACAATAATGCTATTAGCAAAATTTGAATAGTCATACCTATCGCCTCTAATAGGACGATTTGTTCTTACTATATCAAGTAAATTTTTGTATAAAAAACTTGGCATAAAATTAAATCACCTTATTTATTAACCACCTTCGTCGCCATTATTTTCTTCCGGTGGTGATTCATTCAAAAAATCAACATTGATTTTTTCCGATAATTTTCCTACATATCCTGTTGCTGGATCTGTAAACATACCACCGACTGTTCGTATAGTATCAACTTCTGTCAATAATGTATTCATCATCTTATCAGCTCTTTGTGCAATAGAAGATATTGATCCAGATGCAATTATGTTTTGTAAATCCATTTCAGTTTTGAGTTCTGTAATGATTTGTTCATTTTGTGCAGAAAGTTGGTTACTCAATCTTTCAAATGCATCAGCACGAACAGATTGGTTTTCATTTTCACGTGCCCAAAGACTAACAGTTTCTTGCCATCTTTCTGATGCATTTTGCCAATCTACTAATTGTTCTCTTTGACTATCTACTATTGATTCCAATTCAGCAATTCTTCTTTCTAAATTAGCAATACTGTTAGGATTGCTTTCTACAATGTTTTGTAAATTTTGAAGTAATTCATTTTTAGCAATATCTTGAACATTTTGAATATCAGTAGCAGAAAGATTACCCAATGGAACTCCAGCAAAAATTCCATTTTCTATGTTTTTTAATTGATTAAACAAATTTTGTTCAGCATTTACAGCGTCAGGTAAAGAAGTAAAATTTGATTTAATAACAAAATCAAAACTTTCAGCTAAAAATCTTTGATCAACTACCGGTATTTCTATATTTCCTTTGTTTTGAACAGATCGTTCATCGATATAACTTATTATTCTGTTTGTTGCAGAATCTCTTTGTAAATTACTCATCGCACAACCTTGAAGTAATGATTATTGTCAAAAATTTGAACATTATCCCCATCTTCACGTTCTACTTTAATTACAACTCTATAAAATCTTTCTGGTTGAAAAGAATCCATCCAAAGATTAAAATAACTACTTGTTCCATCACAACTAATTTTTGAACCAGTGTAATCAAACGGTAAAATTATTTCATCACTATGAGCATCACGAATCTCATAATAAGATGATGATGGTAAATAATAATTTACAGTTTGATATGCAGTTGTTGTATAATTTTTTTGTGGATAACGTGAATTTGCATATATTCTAATTTTTGCCCTTTCTTTTTCTGCATAAAACTTTTTTAGTTTGACATTAAGATTCATGTTATCTTCAGCAACAGGTTGTAAACTTCCTGTAATAAATTCAGAATCATCCCAAACTACATTCAAACGTGGAACATATATTGTATTACTATCAGTTCCAAAAAATTTAAGACTATTCAATAAATTATTGGGAGAACTTTCAATTTCGTTACTAAACTTTAATAACATACCATCATTTTCAAATCTACCAGATCCAGTTACCCATCTTCTGGCAATGTTGGTAACATCCATATAAATATCTGTTGATTGAAATGAAAACGATTGTGTGCATTCTAAATCATCATAATCCCACCATGTTCCGCCACCTTCGTGTGTAAAGTATGAAGATGTAACATTAGCAGTTAAATTTACACCAAAAAGTATGTTTGCATCTATCCAACTTTCAGAAATACCGTCCCATTCATATTGTGAAATGCTTGGAGGTATATCCCACTCTGTTCCAACTGTTTTTGATGTTCTATAACGCCAAGAAACCCCATCTGTTGTATATGGTAAATTTACAAATTTACCAGTTCCATTAGTCCAAGATGAACTCAATGGATATGCATATATTATGTATTCTTGTGGTATTTCTCTAATATCTGCAGTGATAAGAGACAAATAGTATTTTGCATTTTCAGATATTTTACCAGAGTTAATTCTATTTTCAACATCTGACATATCAAACTTTACAAGTATTCTACTGTTGTAAATAGAAGAACCTGAACCAGGTGTTTCATGGGACAATTCCAACAAAGGATCTATACCAGTATTCATGGTATATTGTCTTTCATAAATTGTAGCATCTCGCTGTGCAAAAATAGAATATATCATCCGAATGACCTCGCTCTACCAACAATATCATTGTTTGGATATTTTATTTCAAAAATAGATGGATCTAATGATGGAAACAAAACACCATCTTTTGTTGCTTGTTCTATGTTGTAAGCATGAGGAGAGTAACCCAAGTTCGTATCAAATAAATTTCTAATTTTTACATTTACTACGGTTTGAACACCAGGAACTCTATCTAATTCTGTGTATATGTTGCTTATCACAATAGGTTGATTTATTTGCCATTTGTTTACATCAAAGTATTGTTTTAACCGGTCAATACAACGAAGAACTACTTGATTTGAATTTTGATCAGGTAAAGTTATTATGTCAAAATTTACACCTATATTGATAATATAAGCATCACGAATGTTAATTGCGTCTGTTAGTATTCTATACCAATTCAAATAATTTTTTAGATTTTCTTTTGTAGCATTGTTTACTGTTGTAAGTTTACCATTTACATCATAACCAAGAACATAAAAATTTAGAGCCAAATCATTTTGAACTCTATCACTATTGAATATAGAATCCTTCGTTAATTGAGTATCTTTTGTAATATATGCCTTTGCAATGGAACCATACTTTGACGGTAAACTATATGCACGGATTATGTAATCTTCTTTTGTAACTGCACGATTTTGTGCAGCAAAAGAAGCAACGGCATTTTGTCTAATTTCTTGTATATCTTCTTGAAATTTACCACCTGTTGCAGGTCTTGGATTTGTTACAGCTAAACTGGATACAATTTGACCATATAATACAGGATCTAATCCGGTTGGATCTAAAACTACTATTCTATTCAGAACATTGTTCAATACTTCACTTGGAACATTATCTTCCGTTCCACCACCGATTGTATAGAAAAATGTTAATGTTGTATTGTTTGGTGCAAGACCATATGTTTTTGTATACAAAAAGTTTGAAGGATCTATGTTTATTGATAGATTTGGATTTGTCATAGGCAAAGAACCTCCGACCAAATCTGGATTTGGAATTAACAGTTCATCATCTACATCACTTATTCCGGCACCAAACTGTATTTCTACATTTCCATTTGCCATCTGTCTTGAAGTAAATCTTCTAGGAACTTTTCTCAATTTAAGTAAGTATGGTGTTTCTGATCTATATTTACTTAATTGTTTGTCATTTCTTGGTATGTTTAACACTGGTTCAAATAGAGTATCTTGTGCCAAATTTGGAACGTGTTCCCATTTGTTTCCTTCTGTATCTATTGCATAAAGAATTTCTATTATATCAGTTTCTTCTATTGTAAATTTATCGTATGGTTTTGGATCCCCTGCACTAAATGTGGTAGATCTAATTGTTCCGGAAATGGCTTTTGCTTGCTTTCTTAAAAGCCAAAATGTAACTTCTCCCGTTGTATTATCTATTTCATACGGTGTTACTTCTGTTGGATCAAAACTACTACTTGACTTAAAATCAATATAATCTATTGTTCTAAATGTAATTGTTCCATCAGTTGTTGGTGAAACACGCATTCCAGGTTCTATTGCCATTGCATAATCATAATCTGGAACTATTTCAGTACCTACTTTTTTTGCAGGTAGAACTTGAAAAACATCCAATACTGTATTTGCTGCAACTCTATTTTTTGGTGAATAACCGAGAGAATGTGCAATGTTGAGTATATTTTGACGTTCATTGGCAAACAGAATCATTGATTCTTGTAATGTAACATCTGTATAAAATGACAAAACATCCCCAACATAAGCTGCCATTTCCAAAAATAACATTCCAGGTGATGTTTCATTGAAATCTTGGTATGTATCTGGAAAATAGTTTTTAGAAAAATCAATCAAAGATTTTTTTAATGAATTGAAATCTCTATTTGAATAACGAATATCTTTTTGGATTAAAGCCATTTTTATCACCTATATTTTCATCGCGGTTCTATTGCCGCAATTTCAATTCTACCTATTGTAGATATAAATAGTCTTATTGGTAAATATATTGTTGTTTCTCTAAGTTTTAAGGTTAAATCTATTTGTATCGCATGATCGTTTTCGGCTAAATTTGATGCATCTGGATTTATATTAACTGTCAATTTTTCTATTGTTAAAAAAGGCATCCATGTATTTAATGCCTCTACAATATCAGATTTTATACTTTCTAAAAATTGATCTTCACTTGTTATATTTTCAAACAATATAGCTTTGAGATTTGTTCCAAAATCAGGAATCATATATCTCTCACCTCTTGTTGTTAATAACAAGTTTCTCACATTTGAAAACAACTGTTTTACATTTGTTCTACTTTGAAAGAAAATACCCTTTGGATTATTAAAAGGCAATGTTACACCAACAAACTTGTTACCTTGTGTGGCGTTTCCTTCATTTATAGGTTTTTGAAAATAATTTATTCTATTTCCGGATCTTGAAAGTGGTCTCAATTATTATCTCCCTTTTTTTTCATCAATTTTTTTCATAAGTTCAGAATAATCTCTTGTAAGTGCACTCATTACTTCGTTAGGTATTTCTGTTTTATTGTAACCATTTGGAATAGCCGAACCTACTCTTTCATTCCCAAATCCTTCTGCCATATCTGCAGTAAAAGTAAATTCATCTTCCATTTCATAACTGTCTTGAAGACTTCTTTTTGTTTCTGCCAACAATTCTTGTATAGAAGAAAATTCACTTTTTTGTTGTTTTGGTTTTACTACTTTTTTTGTTGATTGTGATTCGTTATACATAGATAAACCATGTTTTAACGTAGAAACATCATCTTTTTTTGTTTGTTTTTGAGAAATTTTCTTTTCAAGAGCATATTCGATTTCTTCCCTAATTATTTCTCTTATTTTAGTAAAAAAATTCTTCGTGTTCATACTAAAAACTCCTTATTCTTTTTCAACGATTTGATCGTATAAAACGTTTTTTAATGTTGGTAATATGGTTTTATTATCTATACTTCTATAATAACTATCAACAATCGGCGTTCTTCTGAATTGTCCGTTCATTGTTGGCTCAACTTTTTGAGATCCAGCCTTTGGAATAACTTTTGTAAATACAACAAATGTTCCAGCTTTTGCACCACCACTAAAAGCCCATATTGAACTACCTTTTGCAGCAAATTTTCCACCGTCTCTACTAACAAATGAACTTGCACCAGTGTTTCCTCCAAAACGAGCAATAGTGCCATCAGGGTTAATATAAGGACAAACCTCAATGTGTCCACCACGACTTATTATAGAAACCTCCCATCCTCTTTGTGATAAAAAATGTTCTAATAATTTTTTTCCTTGTGAAGTTAATCCATCTTTTGTAAAATGAATACCACCTATAAAGTATACCATTATTGGATTTGGTAATAATGATTCTCTAACTGCAACAGGTATTTTTTCTCTATTTACTTTTGTTTTCTTTTTTGGTTTTAATTTATTTCCATCTGGAACCATAACAACTTCATTTTCAGTTGTTTCTGAATAAGTTGCACTTTCTAAAAGAATACCATATACATCTGTAAAATAATCACTTTTTCCACCTTTTACACCAAATCCCTTTTTATCCAAAAACTTTTTAACTGGAACACTTTTACCAGCAGAATCCAAATAAGTTGGTACATTAGCAAAACATTCACTTGCTTCTTCTAATCCTACTTCTTTTAATTTTTTAAGTGAAGAATTAAAATATACATCGTTAATTTTATTAGCAGCAGCTAAAGCAACCGGATCTCCTGGAAAAGTATATCCACCATGATTTATACAATGTTGTGTAAATATACCACACCAATGTGGTTGTTCAGCCCAATTAGCAAATCCTCCTTTGTTTTCACCGGCACCAAAAGATCCAATACCCCATTTATCCATATTATACCTTCCACCACTATAACCTTTGTATAACATTCTATGCTGTTCTGTTTGTGTATCAGCAACATAAGGAACTTTTTTATTCCAAACACCAACTTCTGTAAAATTCATTATTATTGGATAATCTATTAAATTAAGATCTTCAGAATTTTTTGCAACAGGAACTGGAGTACCTGATATTAACTTTTCCCATTGGGCATTAAAATGAACTTTTACAGCACCGATAAGTTTTGTTTCGATATTGTATTCGTCTTTTGCAAATCCCAATCCATCTGTTTTTGCTTTTTGATCACGAATACCATAATACCCATTTGATGTTGGATATTTTGGCACTTTGTAATCTATATGTGATGCCCACATATTGATACTTGCTCCAGGAGCAACAATTTTACCATTAAGTTCTCTTAATTTTCCAGTTGTAAGTGCAGCACTATTTTCTACATTTGTTGGTGCACCTTCTGGTGTTGTATTTTCTTTTAATTTTGGTTCAAATTTTTTCTCAGGATCATCAGGATTTGTTGCTGGGTTTTCATCTTTCGGTGTATCAGCTGGTGGTGCATCGGGTGTAAAACCCCATCCCGCATAAAGTGCAGCCAATTCTTCTGATTTTGTATCATCAACTTGTTTTTTTAACCAAGCAACTGCAGATTCGTTTTCATAAAATACTTCTTTTGCAGTGTAGGTTACATCTTTTACTGTTATATTACCAATATCGTCAAAAAATATACTTTTTTTCGTGTCATCTGGATCGGCTATACTAACACGGGCACCATATTTGGAATCTCTTTTTAGAAACCAAGCCAATCCATTAACATTATATTTTTTTCCAGATGGTGGAGTTGTTGGTGTTCCAGACTCCCCCAACGCTTTTTTAACAATTTCTAATTTTTCAGAATCAGACTTACTTGAAAATTCAGAAAGATTTATTACAGTTGATCCAATGGTAAATGTATCATCTAACCATTCTTGATCACCACCGCCATCTGTGGTGGATTCAGTTCCCTTTGTATCTACTTGATATGTTACACCTTTATATGTTACCGTAACACCTTTACTGCGATTTCTTCGAGAATAATTTATACTAACTTTTTCATCTTTGTTTGGTGGATCTTCTGTATTGTCATCATCGGAATTGTCATTTGAACCAAATTGTCCTGTTCTTTCTTCATTGGCTTCTCCGCCAGATTCTTCATTACCACCAGGTTCTTCTTTATCAAGTTCTTCATCTGTTGGTCCCCTATCATCGGGTTTTTCAATTTCTTCGTCTTCTTCTTTATTGTCTCCGAATAAATCTCTGACAAAATTACCTAAGTTTTCATCATCAGAACTATCATCATCTCCACCAGATGTATTATTACCGCCAGATGTATTATTACCGCCAGATGTATTATTACCGCCTTGATAAAAAACACTATCTGGATTTTTTGATTTATCTTGACCACCATCGTCATCAGTTCTTTTATTAGATTGATCGTCTTTTACTTCATCAGAAACTCTATCAATTTTAGTGTTATCTTGTAAATTGCTATTCAATGCACGTCTAGCAATCCTAATATCAGGAGCACTATCTTGTTCTATATCATCTACTGTTCTTGGCATATTTTTTCTCTATTATTTTTACCAATATAATATAACTGAAACTTGTCTGTTGCCAGAAGTGTATGCTTTTCTATTTACAACAAATGCAGTTGATCCTCCACCATCTCCATGAGCAGCAATTATTACGTTACCACCAATCGACTTAAAATACTCAACCAATCCTTGCCCAAGTTGATTTCCAGAATGACCACTTAAACTTGCACCCGCAAACCAAGTTTTTTTACCATCTTTAAGTGTTGCCTGTCCGATAAATGGCCATCCTCTATCGTCTTTTGAGAAACTTGCAGTTTGAACTACACCTTTTTCAACAACAGTAGAACTACCACCTGCCATTAAAAGATCTACAGGTGCATTTGGTTTTAATTTTTCAGTTGATTTATCCCAATATGTTGATGAATATACTAATGATGGTTGTCCTCTACTAATAGCAACCGATATATTGCCACACGTTTTTGTTTTTGCACCATAATTTTTGCCATTCCAAATAAACGCACAAGTTGGTTGTAGAGTTCCCCATCCAGTGCTAGCAGCTTCCCATGTTCCCCAGTTGATATAATTTTTATATTTTTCTGGCCAAACTTCAAATCCCATTCCACTTATTTTACCATCATAATCTTTTGGACCCATGTAAGCACCTTTAACTGCTTGTGGGTTAGGGTTTCTTGGTGTAAATCCCTCAAAATGATATTTGAAACCAGTTCCTTCATTACTTCCACGAATTTGTACTCCTTTTGAATCAACAACTGGAGTAATTTTTCCAAATCCAATGCTAAAGTTGTTAATTAAAGTAAGTGCTATAGTACCATTTCCATATTTATATTGAATTACACCACCACTTGTTGTTGATAAAACACCACCACCAACAGATTCACCTTTCTTGAATGATGTATTAACATCATATGTTTTGTCTTTCCAAACACCTTCACTTGTAATAAATTCACCATCTATTTTTACAATACGGTTTCCGGCATCTTCTTCAAATCCACCACCTTTTTTGAAACGATCCAAACCGATACTTTGATTTGTAAGTTTTTTTGCACCTTTATTATTAGTACAATCAAAATCTCCGTATATTTGTTTTGGTGCAAAAGAAAGTGATGTTAATGATAACCCACTAGCAACAAATCCATCAACTTCAAAATCTGCCATATTAACAGGAAATACTGTTATTTGAATGTTATTACTTATCCAATAACTACCAGGTTTACCAGTTTTTGTATCTTTTACTGGTTTTGGTATTCCATTTAATGATGTTAATTGATTGTTAGAACAATCAAATCTTGTTACACCAGTTGAAGTAACAACACCCAAACCGGCTAAACTTGTAATTTTATTGCCACCGCAATTAAACCCACCTGGACCAAAAGAAGTTATTCCGTTTCCTTCTAATGTTGTTAATCCACAGCCAGATACATCATAGATATATTCTTTTTGACTCTTATTTGTATCAGTTATTCCCTTTATTATTTTTGGTCCACCGGCCAATGATGTTAATTTTTTATTATCAGTAGCAAAAAAACTACCAACTTCTTCTGGAGAACCAACTAATGAAGTTAATTCATTTTTTGAAATATCAAATTGTCCAGTGACTTTTTTAGGACCACCTTCAAGTGATGAAAGTTTTACACCCCTGCATATAAAATTACCACCAATAGTTCCAAATTTTACAGTAAATTTACCATCTTTTACTGACGGTAACGATTTGTCTCCTGAAACTAAATTTATTGTAACATCACCTGGAATGTCAATGGTTCCATCGGCTTGAATTTTTGGCTCAACACCACCTGTAATTTTAATAGCGGCCTTTTGATTTGCTATAACTGGTTTTCCAGTTTTAGAATCCTTTTGAACAACACCTTTAACAACTTTATATCCAAACAATATGTTAAGTTTATCAGTTAAACTTGTAATTTCTTCGTTGGACAGTCCACCACTACCAGTATCAGACTTATCAACTGCATTATCCACATTACCTTCGTTTTCAGGATCATCTGTGGGTTTTTCTTCTACTGATCCAGTTTTATCATCTTTGTCTGGAGTCAATCCCCATGTTCTTGCAAGTGCAACTAATTCTGCATTATCAGATGCTAACATCCAATCTAACGCAGTATCTCCCGCATCATTTACTATTTCAAGTGCAGAGTATTTTTCACCACGAACATTGATATACCCTTCATTATCAAATTCAAATGAAACTTTTGCCATTTAACCTATCTCCAATGATATTTTAATTGTTGGAACTGGTAAAGGAGTGTATGTTATACCACCTTCGCCAAATTTTAATGGTGTTTTTGTAGTTGATACATTTGCACCATCAGTCTTTGAACCTTCAAGACCAAGTGGTGTACCTACCGGTGTTATTCGTGTTTCAGCCTTTCTTATTTCTTCTATATTGGTAAATGCATCCGCATTGGCAATCTGTTTTCCATCTTTATCAAATGTTGCACCTCCTGGAACAGTTGTTTTATTTGTTACAGCAAGTGGTACAAGTTCATCACCAATATAAATAGGTCTTTGTTGTTTTGTTGGGTAGTTTGGATTTTCTTTCTTAATTTTTTCAATCAATATGGATGTAGGTGTAAAGTATTTTTCATTGAAACTTTTACCGCTTGAATTGTATACACCTATCCTTGCAAGACCACGAAGATATTTTGTTACCCTAAAAGGTTCTAATAAATTAAAATCTCCACTGGCAAAAGCATATCTGTATTTCAATTCTTTTGTCAATCCAAGAGTTTTTCTTTGTGATTCACTTACATTTGGATCACCTTCAACTACCCAATTTGTATCAGAATGTTTGAATATAAATCCAGACGGTGGCGTTCCCTTAAATACGGGTAATCCTGTTTCAGGATTTTGTCCAATATCTTCTATCCATGGGTGAGTGTATATTATGTATGTTCCATATTGCAATACACCCTTTACACCACTTGGAGGCGCTCCTGTTGAATCTTCAACTACATATTTGTCTTCAACATTGTATTTTTGTCTCCAATTCGGATCACCAGCACCTGGAACTCCAGGAGGTAGTGAGGCCGCTGAATCTAATAAATCAGCATAAGGATCCTCTGTCAATTCTTTTGCAGAATCATATATGTCTTTGAAGAAATCTTCTTTTTCAAAGTCTTCTCTAGTATCTACCAATTCATCATATACTCCAGTAAGTAATGCCTCATCTTGAAGTATATCCGGTGAATTTTTCACTTGTTCATATTTTTGCAATAATCTATTTTTAACACTTATTCCTTTTGCAAGTGATTCTTTGAATTTTAATGCTTTATCTATAGCAATTCCACATTTTACTATAGCAAGACCATTTACTTCTGTATGTGTTATGTCCTTACCAGTTACAGGATCCTTTTTGTAAGGTTGTGGTGCAGCTTTTATGTTAGTAAATCCCATTGAAAGTGCAATAGTTTGTTTCATTTTTGGATCAAGGGTTCCACCGCCTGGAGTTACTTTTCCAGTTTTCTTGTCATATGCATTATAGTTCTCCCAAACTTCCGCATTTGGTCCCCATTTATTGAGCAAACTTTGACCTACTTTATCGAATAAACCTTCAGCAAATTTTTCTTTCTCACCAGGTCCATTAAACCTCTTTCCACTTATTAAATCGGTAATATCGCCAGCAATGGGAATTACATCACCCAATACTTCCTCACTAACACCTAATTGTTTTGAGATTTTTGCCTTTAATTCTGGTGGAAGTGAATTGTAATGTTGAAATCCTTTTGTTGATAATTCATATAAGTTCTTTGCACCACTTAAAACTTCATAATATCTAATTATTTCGGATTCATCTATTCCTATTAGTGCAGCTGTGCTAAAAATAAATGTTTGAACAGGAGCTGGTAAATTTTTGAAATCTACTGCATCAAATATAGATAAAAATTGTTTCTTCTTGTATAAGTTGTAAACTGCCAATCCATTTTTTGCAATATCAAAACCTTGTTCTAATGTAATTGGATTTTGACCAAAATTTTGTTCCGCCCAAGAACCAGGAATTACATTATCATATGAAACTGTTTCAGTTACTTCTTCACCTCTGTCTAAAATATGTGGCAATTCCTCACTAACTTCTTCATAAATTTTTGTAGCGGCATTGAATTTTCTATAAACTAATCTTGGTATACTATTACCAATAAATTTGTAATCTATTTGAAATGGAATTACACCAGACCTTATTGGGTCAGTTCCCTCATATTGTTGTTGATATTTTGTGTTATCTAGATTTATTTTAAGTTCCATACTACCATTTGGAAACAATCCAGATGATATTGGATCTGCACCAGTTTCTGATCCATAAGTATTTGGTATTGTAATGGTGCAAATATCTCTGTTGGTGTTATAGTCATAGAATAATTCATTTGCGGTAAATCCATCTACAAATCCAGGAGATGTTATTTTTCCAATAGAGATTGACTTTATCGGTATAAAATCCCCTTCTTTATTTATAGATTTAATAATAATTTGATTCAAAACTATATTATTACCTTCTGTTTTTCTATATGATGGATTTTCTACTATAAGTTTTAGATTGTCTTTATCAACAATTTGTAATTTTTTTGTTACAACTGATCCTGGAGACAATTCTGAAAATGCTTCACCGGTTGCAAATTCTCTTAATTCTTTGGGTAAATCATCTAATGATTTTACATTCTCTGCCTCTTTTAATACATATTCCTGTAAAGCATCGTAGTTACCATCACTTACCATTTTTTCTATTTCTATTATCTTATTAACAACCCATATTATTCGTTTAATAGTTTTTGGGCTAGTTCCTAAAAAATTAGCAACTTTTATTTGTAATCCTGGTGATAATTTTTCGTAATCAAGTAATGTTCTTAAATTTGCAAGAAGTCTACCAGTTGCTATTGCAGATTTTCCTTGAGCATATAATTGATATATTTTTGCAGCACTAGATAATGCCTTTAATCCGGATTTAATCAGAGTTGCATTTTGTTTCTTAGTTAAGAAATCTAATGCAGTAAATGGATAACCAATTACTGTTGAAAAAAGACTTGCCTCTCTATCTTTTTCTTCTTCTAATTTTTGTCTCGCATCTTCTTCACTATAACCTTTAGATCCAGATGGATATAAACCTTCAACTTGACTTATCCCCCAAGCAACACCTTCTCCGATGAAACCAGCAACACCAACTAAAGCACTACTTACATATTTTAGTGAATCGGTAACAAAAGAATCAATCGATCCAGTCACACCATTTAATAATCCACCTTCTCCCAATAATGAGTTTGATTTTATTTTAATTGTTAATTTTTTGATTTCATCAGTTGGTTTATCCGATGGTGGATCTAAAATTAAATCACCTGGTACTTTTTTTCCAAAATTTACCCAAACTTCAATTTCACTAGCAACTCTAAATACAGCACTTGATGTTTCCAGTATTCCAAATTTATCTATGATAATTGATGGAACTGATAATGGTATTGGTTTTATTTCAGCATTCCAATCTAAAGCATACTTTGAAGCATATTGTGTTACTTCTGAATCATCATAAAAAGAATCGTTAAATTGTGATAAATCTCCAGGATCGGTTGGACCGTTATCAGTAAAGTGTGCAGCATTAACAAGACTTAATTTCCAAGTATTGAGAGCATTTTTTGTTCCGCCTGGTTCAAATACAACATAATCAAGAAGATTTATAGTATCTCCTTGAAAAACTTCAAGTTCGTATTTATCAGGTGTTGTTGCAGAACCTGGTATAAATTTAACTAAATTTTTATTCCATGATATTCCCATAATTACACTGGTCCTCCAGAATTTTCGTCATCGCCGCCAACAAGAGAAGTTCCATAATCAAATTTTGGATCAATATCTCCTAAAATTTGATCTATTAGTTTTATTTTTTCTTGTTCAATATCAGCAATATCAGCAAGAAGTGTTAGTGGATCATCGTTTTCCAAAGCCCCTTCACCTGTGTCTACCAACAAATTAGAACTATCACCTTCTTTAATAAATTGACTTTGTAGAATTTTTTCATTTGATTGTTGAACTTCTTTAATTTTTCTATTTGACTTTGTAACTCTACTAAATCAGAATGTGCCGTTGAAAAATCAGATATGTTTATTGGAACACCAGAAGGACCTGTTCCAGTTGGATGTGTTTGTTGTGTAATTGCTCTTGTAACATTTAATAGTATTTGGCATAAATCATTTAACCAAGTCATTGTTCTTTTTCCCAACAATATCGGTTCTATTGCATTTATGCCCAATGATATTTTTTGTGTTGATTCGATTTCAACTACTTGTTTTCCGTCAAGAGATATACCCTTTTCAGAAGAAAAGCCAATACCCTCTTTACTGAAACCAATTAGCTCTTGCTTACGAGAATTAAAAATTATTCTATCAGAAGCAATCATAACTGAATTTCCACCAAATTCATTTTTAGTAAAAAGATTTATACTTTTATCTGTTATTGATGGTGTATATGTGGATGCTGGTTCAAATTTTACATATTGTCCAGATGTCATCCAAATAGATGAATCATCTTCATCTATATTTTCTAATATAAATTCGTTTCTTGGTTTTAATTCTGGATTTGTTCCATTTGAAATTATCAAAATTGGATTACCTATTTGACCTAACCCCTTTTTCCAAGTTGGAACTTGCGGATATTTTCTTCTTTCATCTAATGTTGATCCAAATCTTATAGATTGCCCCCATCTACCTTCGAGGATTATATCTCCGGAATAAGGTTGTATTGGATAAATGTCTTTTCGTTCTACAAAAATTGGATCAATAGTTGTTGGTGTATCAAATTTTGTATTAGTTGAATGTGGAATACCATCTTCTGCATCATTTCTTTTTACACGATTACCAGGTGAAGTTCTTTCTACCCAGTAAGTTACTCCAGGAATACCATTATGATGAATTGATGATTGAACAGAAACAGGATTTGTATAGTAGTATTCTTGTGAAACACCACCTGCACTGGCATAAGGGGATGGTGCCTTTGTAAGCATAACAACCTCTCCCCTAATTGGCATATTTTTTATATTGGCATCAAATGCACGAGCACGTATAACATCTTTATGCCCTTGTCCCATTGCACCCAATAATCTACATAATACCGTGTATAGTGCAGTTTTATCACGACCTTCGTAATCTACATCCAATACTTCAGCAGGAAACCACTCACGAGGAAACCCATCAATTATCGTTACTTGCGGATTAAACGGTAGGCCGCTCACTATCATTCTCCTCTTGATCGTTTTGAATTTCTTGTATACCCTTTAATAGAGCTTCTTTTTCTTCATCAGTCAAAAATGAGGAGGATTCTTCACCTTTATCACCCATAGCCCGTTGTATAACTGCTGCTAGTTTCACTAAATGTTCATCATTTTTTACCGAAACCTCCATAAAATCTTTTATTGCAGGAACTAGTATTGCCGCATCACTTATATTGTTTAACATGGGCTTTAAGTCAGCAATCAAAAGATTTATCTGACGATCCTTTTTCTTCTGATTATCGTAAATATCTTTTAACAAATCAGAAAATTTTTTACTTCCAAAGATTTCTTCATCAAATTTCATAACTATAAATATCAGTTGTTAATAATATGTTGAATATCATACCAAGACATTTTTTCTATATTTTTTCCTGATTGATATTCTCTGTATAAATTTACATATATTGATTTTATCTTATTTATTACACTAGTAATGTATTGAGAACTTACTCCAGTTCTTTCTCTAACCAATATGTATATTGCCTTTTTATTGTAATTTTCTATATTTTCACGAGTTCTAAACAAATACAATATGGTATCTGCAACTTGTATGTCTCTTTGTTTTGAAAAGAACAATGGTAAATGTTTTTCAACAACATTGACAAATAAATCTATAAAATCTTTTCGTTCTTCTATCAAATCAAATCTAATTTTTTCATTTACAATGTTACGTTCTAAATCTATTGCACCAATATCTTGACTTCTTTTGAAATGATAATAGTTCTTGTTATTCTCAGCAATTAGATAATTTTTAGCAACAATAGAAAAATATGAAAATGCCTTACCATTTTCAGCTTTATACTTCGTAATCTTTTCGTGAAGAAAAGAAATAACTTCATGTTTAACATCTTCATGTGATACATCAAAGTTATAGAACTTAAATCTATGTATCATAATTTCAGCAAGTTTGTAAAATGCCGGATGAATTTTTTTCGTGTATATTAAATTTCTCTCATATTCATCTTCCATTTTATTATACAATACTATGGCATCTTCTGTTTCTTGTGTAAAATAAACATTTGGTTTCTTGGGACTACGTTTTTGTTTCATAACGGATAATCCTTTTGAAATGAAACATCTGCTGATTTTTTATTTTCTAAAATACTTCTCTTTTCATCTTCGATTGGATTTTCACCAAAGTAAACTGCAATATCATTCATAATATCTTTCATTTCTTTGA